TGACCCAATTAACAACAACTCCTTCGACAGATAATTCCTTACCGGTTTTCCAATGTTTAAATTTTACTTTTTGCATCTTTTTCGCAGTATTTTTCTTGCTGTGTAAAAAAGTCTTCTTCTTCCCAATCTGGAGCTGGAGTAAATTCAATTATCTTTCCAGTTCTTCTACTATAAACTCCTTTATCAGTAACAACTATATTTTGATCAATATATAAAATTTCATCACCATAACTATCATCAAATGCATTTATAACCGTAGCTTCTGATGCAAATGATATTAGAAAAAATAATGTTATAATAAAAAATTTATACATAAAATTATTTATTTTTAACCCAGTTTAAACTACACTTGGCACTACAAAAAAATATTTGTCTATCATACGTGTGATAAACTGGGCTAAAAATTGTTTTATTACAAACGGCGCAATTATGCATCTAATGCTGTTGTACTACTGCCCATAACAGCTTCTGCAAAAGACATAAATTCTTCGTTCTTAGCTGCTTCTTGAGCAAGGTTAGATGCATGAAAAATTCTTGCAAGTTTATTAAAGTCTTTTTTAGGAACTCCACAATCTTCAAGAACTTTATCACCAATTGCTTTTTGATGATCTTTTTCTGCTTCAACTCTTGTCATAGAATTTGACATTTCTTGTAAAGCATCTTGAATTACTTTACGAGTATCAGGAGTAATAACCTGTGGTAACATTGTATCCATAATATATTCCTTATTATTTTGCCGCTTTACGAGCTGCTTTTGTTTCTGAAATTTCTTTTCTGCGAGCTTTTACAGCGTTAGCCATTTCTTGAAGAGCTTTACGTGCTCTTGTACCAGCTGCACCATTGCCACCTTCAAATTTTTCGTTCTCCATAAGAAAAGTATCCATTGCTTCTTTTAAAGCGTTTGTTGTTTCACTCATTTTTTTCTCCGGTTAAAGCTCACCATCTTCACGCATTTTTGCACGAATTTTGGTTGCGCTAATATTGTGAATTTCTTCACCCAAATCATGCTGAGTAAATGTATACCCAACACCTCTACCATAGCTAATATCGACAATATTTGGAACACAAATAATAATATATTCGTATCCATTGCGATAGCCGTGTTTTTCTAATGCCTTTTCGATGTTTTCTACTACAATAATTTCACCAAAAGGATTATCAGTTTGTTCACAAGTTCTGCCATCACCAGCATCACCATCATAATTGTAAACGTCTCGAACCATAATACACACTTGACCAGTTTCTAACAATGCTTTCTTAAACAATGCTGTGTGACCGTCATGCCAAGGTTGCCAACGTCCTAACATTTGTGCTGTAGGTTTTTTATAATCAAACATTAATTAACCTCTTAATAGTATTTGACAATTCTTTAATCTCTTCATCTGTTAAATGAGAGTCTACTTTAAATGTAATATGCTCAGGAGGTTGAAACATTTGATTAGTATCTTCAAATCTTCCTTCTTTAATAGTATCTACCCAAATAACAAGATCTGCATCAAATTCATGTCGCGTCTTTTTAGTTGGACAAACAAAATCGCATATTACTAATCTTCCATTTTCTTTTTCATAATCTGCTATATTACGCATTCGTTTAGATTGTCGATCTCTTCCTTCTAAACTAAAATCCCAATCATTTGCTTGAGAGCGAATTTTATCTGCATTAAACCATGCACAATCTAAATTTTTTTGTAATCGTTGAGCCAGATGAGTTTTACCTGCTCCAGGTAGACCCATTACCAAAATTTTCATCTAATATCTTTCCTCTGTAAAAAACCAACCAACAAATAGAGAAATAGTATATGTTGCAGCATGCAATGCTAATCCGCCTGCTAAAAAATACCACTCATTCATATATAATATATATGCAACTGCGCCATTAGTTAATTGTGATGTAAATTGTGATAGAATTTCAAACTTAGGATTACTAGCGAATTCAGCAATATCTGCAGTTCCTAATAATGATCCGACTCCAAATACATGTATAAAGATATGCCAAAATGCTAATCCTAAAGCACCAAACATAAACTCAAAGTCGCCAGTACCGACATATAATGCCATACTGGCGATATTAATTCCTGTTGTAATAGTCATTAATATATTGAGTGAGGCAGCTTACGCTGCCTCCGCTAATTCAATAGCTAGATCTAGAGCTTCAACTTTACGTTTAGCATTAGAACCAAACCAAGCAGAAGTCATGCGAGTATCAGTCGAGCGTCCTAGTTCGTGGTCAGCCATATAGGTAACCGCGTTATAGGCATTCCACCAGGTGCCGGGACGGAAATTGTCGCCCGGCTGATCCTCAACTCTCGCCATTGCTAGTTCAGCAGTGGGAGATAGAATACGATCTTCGCGAGTACTTTCGCCAAAGACCTGACCAAAGAAGCGCTCTAAGCTAGCGGCGTCGTAGCGTTTAGAACCGAGGAACTCGGCTGCTTCTTTGAATTTCTGGACTCTATTGTGAGAGAGACCCAGAACCTCTTTAACCTTTTCAGGGTTAAACTCATTTCTGTGATTCAATCGAATTGAAGGCTGTCCTTTTTCAGTAAGTGCAACAGCAAGTGTATTATTACAAACAACACGTTCCATTACAAACTTAATATCAACAGACTTTCCATATTGATGTGGATTCGAGAATAGCAGATATCCTTTTACTTCATCACCATTAAATAGTGAGAAACCATCTTTAACATCAGCAAGAGCCCATACGATTTGTCCACCTTTAAGTGAACCGGCAGTATCCATAATCATATCGCCAGAGCTAACAAATTCTTTAAAGAAATCGAAAGCCTCTGCATTTTGGACAGGGTTCCAACCTTTACCAACGTTAGTTAAAATTTTTCCATCAGTAGAACGAACTAGCGCTTGTTGGCCAGTTGGTAGTTCTTTATTATTATGTGTATAGAATGTATCAACTTTTGATACTTCCCAATCAAGTCCTGCAGTAATCATCATTTCTTCAGGAGTCATATCGTCACTAACTGGAGTACCATATCCATGCCAAGGTTTACCCTTAGATTCACGGTAAGCCATTTGAGCAACGCCATCTACAAATTCAAGTTCATGTGCCATTTTTTTTCCTTTTTTATTTAACTTACTATATTATTATACATCATTTTAAAAGATATGTCAACTGTTTTTTTAAACATATCCTCTTTTATCACCATAACGATCGAAATACTTCCAACCTTCTCCGTCATATAGATAAAGAAACTCTGCTCCATAGTACATAGCAGACTTCCAAAATTCTTCTTCAGTTTTAACATAAAGGTTGTTGCCGGCAGCTTGCGCTTGCGGTCGATCCGTACGTTCAAGATATCTTTGGCGTCAAATTCGAAATCCAGCCACGAGCCGCGGTAAGGAATT